AATCCTGAAGCAGCAAGTTTTTCATAACTGCCATCTGACAGTGTTCCATTTTCTGCATACTCATTATAATAAGGGTCTAGTGATAAACCTGTAGCTTGTTCTACTTGTTCTTGTGATGGTTGCTCTTCCGGTTGACCAGAAGACATTTTCTTTTCTAATTCTGAATAGGCACTTGCCATATCTTCTGCAGAATTAAATTTTTCAGGAAGCCAACTAGGACGCTCGGAAGCCTCAGTAGTTGTACTTTGTGATGTGGATGCTGTACTTGCTGTATTATTAAGTACATCATCATTGATTGTTACTTTATCTACCATTATTGATTTTCTCCTTGTTGAGATTGATTAACCAAGTCAGCGACCTGATTAGGGTCAATGTTTTGTGCTGCTTGTGTTAGTTGTTGTTGAGCCATTTCCTGTTGTATTTGTTCTGGTGATTTAATTAAACCATCAGGGTCAATACCTTCTGAAGTTGCTAAACGTTTAATAGCATCAGGAATGTTCACAAACTGTTCTATAACTTGTGGACCTAATGTTTGAGCAAGAGTAGATAGGAAAGATATTAATTTATTTCTATCGTTACCTCGCCCTAATGCTTCTAAGCCAGTAATAATGGATGGTTGAACAGTATTCTTAGGTAGCTGTGGTAGCTTACCTGACTTCTCCATCATTCTGAGTTTTCGCATAATAAAAGGTAGCTGAAACTCTTGTGATAAAATGGAGTAAACACCGCCTAAAGATGACTCTAATTCGGCAGCCATCAGGCGTATTTCTTCTGCTGTTACTCTTTCTGCATCTCTTGTTACGGAAGCATTAAGTAGAAAAGCGTATTGTAATCGCCCTTCTATCTTGTTCATAGCGTCATAAGCTATTCTGAAATCTGCAAATTTATTTAACTGTAAAACAGAAACATCATTTGCGGAACCTTCTATAATTGCACCATTCGGTGACTCAGCTAACTTTCTTGCTCTTGTAGTACCGTTAGGTGATACCATAAATAAAACTTTAGATGCAGCAGCAGAGCCTTCGACAATCGCTTTCGTTAATCCTTCAAGCGACTTCAGGTCTCCAAAATATTCCTCAACAAAACCACGACCATAGTCTTCTCCATCTACTCTATTCCAACGAAGAGGTATATAGGGAGACGCATCTAACGGGAAAGTTCCTCGAGATTTAGGAACTTCTATTCCTTTTATCTCTTGGTAAACATGAAACTTATTTTTATCTCGATAAATGTGAGTGTATAAATCTACACTTTTTTCATCAGCATCTAATCTTGGTTCAATAGCTTGCTGTAATTCTGGCTCTAATGTATTTGGTGATAAACTTTCTTTTGTAATAATTTCTTTAACATTACCCATAGGGTCACGTTTACAAACAAATCTCTCTAATGAAAAAACTCTAAGACCAGTATCAGCAACATAAAGTAAAACATTACCTGCAACTATTAATTGTTTTAGTGCTTCAAAGATTGCAACTCTATCTGCTTTAATTTCTATATCAGTCATTATTGCTTTCTCTATTTGAGATAAGCCTGACTCTATTTCTGTTTTTAAGTTTTGGTCCCCTTCTAAATCTTTAATAACAAAGTCATCTATCTTCATTCTAAAGAAAGGTGCATTAGGTGGAACTAAAGCAAGTAATAGTTTAGAAGCTAGATTGTTAACTCCTCTTGCTCCTATTCCTTGATATGGTGTCGGGTATTTTGTGACATTGCTAGAAGTCTTAGGAGGTATTAAAGTAGGAAGAGTAAGTTCTGAACTGTCTCTTGCTCTTTCTAAAAATACTTCACGATTAATAGCACAAGATTGATATCGCCCTTGAGCGGTACCAACGTATTCTTCATTCATAATTAGTTAGGTATTTGTACGCCGCTATTATTGCTAGGCATTAAGGGTATTCTGAGCATCTTTCTACCAGTCTTACGTTCTGAACTACTTGAACTTCCAGTATTACTACTAGATGAACCAGGTGCAGCAGCAGGTGAAGGAGCCGCTCTAGTATTCATTTCCCTAGGTGGCTTTGCAGGTGGTGGCGGGTCAGCAGGTTTACTACTGCCTCCTCCGAAAAAACACATTATATTATATTCTCCTCTCGTTCCTTGAGTTTTTGTTGTAAAAATTTGATAACGCTTCTCTGGCCTGATTTGTACCAAACATCTCTGTCTGACCATTGCAAATCCGCAGATTGCTCAGGAAATAAAGCATCCATAGCTTCTACGAAATTTCGTGACACATCAGGAAATTCAGCATTGCCATAGTTATCTTTAAGGTGTCGGTCTTTCTTTTTACTCACTAGCAATTTCACCTGCTATTGCGAGATAACCTGCACCATCAACATAATCATCTTGATTAAGATTACCTAATTTAGTTCTTGCTACTTTTAATAAAGCCATCATGACTGCAACATCATGAGCAGTAAACTCTACATCTTTATATGCACTCCATAGCTTAGCTATGTTGACATGATTTAAAGTTTTATCACCATGTGTTGCGTGTCTATCATCACTTACTAAGATAGAAGCCGTGTTTAAAAAGTCGTATGATTTCATGACCACCCCCATAATACAGGTTCGGCTTTTGCTAAATCATATTCACCATTTCTAAGTATTCTTGCTAACCTAGTTTGTAATAAGATTTCTTCTTCACCTAAACCTTGTTTGTTAAATTGTTTTGTTATTATTTCTTGCATAGTTTTATTATCACCAATGAAAGGTTTTAATAATTTCTCTGCAGTCTTATCACCGATAGTAGGACATCCAGGATAACCATCTGCTCTATCACCAGTTAATACTTGTTTATAGAAATTATAATCAGCAGTTGCTTCATCAATTTCTTCTATCAAACCCATAGGTTTATTATTTAGAAAGTAAACACTAGTAGGAATTGTTCTCAGGTCCTTATCATTAGTGACAATCGTTTTAGTAAAACCATCATTAGTTGTCGCTAAGATACCTAAGACATCATCTGCTTCTAATCGTGGATAGACATGCGTCTCATATTTTTCTGTCATAAATTCTTTTATGGATTGATATGTGATAGGCTTTCTACTACCTACTCTGTTTGCTTTATACGTATTAGTTAGTTCTTTTCTAAAGTTCTTTTTATCTGATAATGCTACGACTACGTGGTCAGAAAATAATGTTTCTTTTAAACCCTCTATTAAATTATAGCATCTACTGACACTCTCTTCTGCTGATGCGTGTAGCGTCCATAAATCATCATCCCACTTAGTAGCTTGTTCACAAGCAGCGGCAATGGTAAATGCAACAATATCGCCATCAATTAACAGTTTTCTCTCTTTTGCTTTTAAAGACATTTGTTTTTCTCCTGTTCAATTAGTGTTGTTAGTTTGGATTGGAATAGTAATTCCGTTATGTAATTCGACATTGCATTAACAATGTCTTCTTCTGTGCTGTTGTTAGATAAGTTATTGTACCAATAACAAACATGTAGAAGTTCGTGTATCAGGATATTAATAAGAGTAGCGCCACCTCTTTTGACTACATCTTCACTGATAAAAATTTTTCTTAAGTTGGCATGAAAGCTACCTTCTTCTCTACAGATATCGTAAGCTAAATGGGTAGGAAGTATTTCAATATCTATAGTTTCAAATCCAATCTTAAATGACTTTGGAAATTTCATAGATTATATCTTTAAATGGTATCAAGACTCCTTTGGTTCGCCATCCATCACCTACCATTTTGTAATTGTGTTTATATTTACGAACTAACTTTTTAAGGTCTTTGGTTTTAAAAATAATAGAGAAGTATTGCTTGTCCCCTTTAGTAAAAGTTTGCACCCAAGTAGTTGATTTAGTAACCATAATTCCTGAGGGTTTATCATCACGTGCTACTTCTATTAAGATGTTGCCTGTCTTGTCCCACCAATCTCGTTCAGCTTTTATTTCTATTTTTGCTAAAGGATGATTGATTGCCTTCATAAATTCTTTCTCATGATGCTCCCCATGTTTGAGGTCTGCATCCCAATTAGAATTTTTATTCCATTTTTTTAATGTGTCTCGGACCATGATTGGCCCACCTTGTATTCACCATCAAGGGGGCAGTTGAAGTTGTAGATAAACTTAGACTCTTTAATTGCTTTAATAGCAGCCTGTCCTAATTTATCCGCAAGTTCTTCTTTGACTTGGAATTGCATTTCATCATGCACATGTGCAACCATGTTTACTTTGTCTTGCCATTGTTCCCAGTCAATACGTGAATGAAGTAAGATGGTACTTGTCTTAACCAAAATACTTCCACAACTCTGCAGTAAGAAATTCACTGCACTGTGCTTACTACGTACTGGTATTTTTCTACCATCTAACGCAGTCAGCTTTCCTTTTGTTTCTACAACTCTTTCCACGTCTTCTTTAAATCGTGCAAAAGCTTTGTTTTTACTAAAGAATTTTCTTTTAATATCCTTACCATCTTTGGTATTACCACCAACAATTTCACCAATCTTCTTATCTCCTGCTCCATAAATTAAAGCATAGATAAATGTTTTAGCTGAGGCTCTGTTAGGTAGTCCTGCAGCTTTTTGATTAGCAGTATGAATATCACCTTCTAATAATTCTTTAACCATTGCTCCTTTATCAAAAGGGTATAAGTAGTGAGCGAGACAGCGGAGTTCTAATTGAGATAAGTCCACACCCACTAGCTTATATCCCTCAGGGCATACGAACAAAGAACGACACTCGTTTCCATATTGTGCCGTCACTGAAGGTACTTGTGCAATGTTTGGGTTTTTATGAGTACATCTTCCTGTGACAGTACCATTAGTAATTACACTTCCATGTATCTTACCATTCACCAAACATTTCAGCCATGCGTTGTCACCTTCCGCAAGTTGGCCTAATCTTTTTTGTATAAGTTTATATTCTGCTAGTTGTTTAGCTTCTGAATATTTCAGGCTTGCAAGAACAGTTTCATCTACTCTTGGTCTTCCTTCTTTTGTAAATTCTTTAGGTTTCCAATTATATTTATTCTTTAACCTATCAGCAATATGGTCATTACTATTAGGATTAAATATAACAGTTTTTCTCTTTGTGATAGGTTGACCTGCCACATAACCTTTAGTCTTGTTATCCCTTTTTGGAATAAAGATACCAATGTCTTTTTCCCATTGAGGAAATAATTCTTGAAGTTCATTGTATAGTTCTCCTCTACGTTTTTCTAATTGATTGGAAAGTTTAATAGCTTTGTCTTTATCAAAACAAAAACCATGTGTTTCTTGTCGTAAGATACACCTTTGAAATTCGTGCTCTAGATTAATAGCTTTATCAGAAAAGTTTTTATTCTTAATAACCTCATACAGCTTGGCATTTAAATCTACATCACGCTCACAATAAGTTTGCATATCCTCTGACCATTGGGACCAATCATTTTGTTTTCCATAATCACCCTTTAGGTAATTTAATCGGTAACCCCATGACTCAAGGCTATGTCTACCTATCATCTTGCTTGGAAAGTTTTTATCTAAAGATACCTTTTTAAAGTCTAAATCTTTAATATCAGGCCATACAAGCCTTGATAAAACAATGGTATCTAAGTGATTACCTTTGGTTTTAAACTCAGGATATATCTTTTGAATAGCAGGAATATCAAACTTTAATATGTTATGACCTATCAAAGTATCTGCTTCTTTTAATAATTCCAATCCTTCTGCAACCTGGTTAGGTTTAAAGCTATAGTTTTGTTTTGTGTTGATATCTTTTATGACGAGACAATGGATAGTATCTAGGCTTTCTAATAATCCATTCGTCTCTATATCAAAGACGTATTCATTCATATTTACTCCTTAATGGGTTACGACTATTCGTATTTTGTCAGCACCAGGCATCATGAAAGCAATCTTTTCGATTGCGTCTCTAATTGTCTCTGCTGATACATAGGTCTTGGCGTACAATACGGGAATTACATTGTCGTAATTATTTGCTACGTAGATTGCACGCATAACTAAGATAAAAGTTTGTCTTGTATCTTTTTTATCCTTTTTAGATAATTTTTTAAAAAACGGGTCTGATAAAATAAAAGCGTTTACAAAATCAGTAATAGCTTTCTCTTCTTTCGGTGGCATCTTGTGATTGCATATTTCCCAATTCATATAACCTTCCTGTGTCCTGATTAAATTGAAGTTGGCAAGCAACTCCTGTTTGTCCTGTAAACCTATTTTTTAAAACTCTTATTGTCATAAGATGAGGATTGTCTTCACTTTGTTGATTACGCTCACAACCAATTACCATGTCTGATAATTGAGCAATCGCAGCACTACCTCTTAAATGACCTAATGATGTTCTTACACCATCTACGTGGTCACGATTACCTTCTAATCTTTTTAAGTGGCATACAGCTATGATAGATAGATTTAATTGTTGAGTTAAACTTCTCAACTTAGTCATCATGTTATCTATTATTCTTTGCTCATCACCTTCGTGAATACCTGAAACCATAATCGAAAGGTGGTCCAAGAAAATGTGAGTACAACCACAAGCTTGATTTAAATATTTTAACTTAGCTAATAAGTTCTCAGTATCAGTGGAACCCCAGTGGTCATAAAAATAAACTTGCTTAGATACTCTTTGATACGAGGCTTTTAATTCTTCCTCAGGGACCAAAGCTTTTATCTCAGGCTTATGTAATTGTTTGTATAAATCCATAGATAGATAGCATGTAATGGACCTACGCACGTTCTCTTCAAGTGCTATATAACCTATAGTTTTTCCCTGTTTAATGAGGTTATAAGCTATTTCTCTACATAATTGAGACTTACCTATACCTGAACCTGCAGTGATAGTTACAATCTCAGAAGAACGTATTCCATTAGTGTACTCATTCAGTCCACTATAAGGATATTGAGAAGTTTCAAACTCATCATCTTTAATAAAGATGTCCCAAGTATCAGCACCATGGATAATTCCATCAGGTCTATAAATAGAAGCATCATAAACAGCACTGATTAATTCTTTGCCTCGACCTTCTTGCACCATTTCATTTGCATCTTTACCACTCAAGCTAGCTATCTTTGCTTTACCTGGTGTAATAATACTTGCTACTTCTTGTGCAGCTTTACGACCAGGTTCATCATTATCAAAACAAATAATAACTTCTTCAAACTTTTCGACCCATTCAATATTATTTAAGACATGCTTCTTTGCTGATTGTACTCCCATAGGAATACTAACTGCTGCATATTTATTACTAAATACATATTGAGAAATAGTAAGAGCATCTATCTCACCTTCAGTGATAACTAAACGTCTATCTCCATCTCTAAATACTTGTTGACCAAATAATAAAATATCTTTGCTTTCACCTATCCACTTAAATTCTTTATTAGGTGTTCTCAGTTTTTGTGCAACTAACTCTTTGTTTTTATTATAGTAGTTAGCTATCTGATATTTTTGATTGCATTGATAATTATATTTTCTGCAAGTCTCGCTTGATATTTTTCTTTTTAATAAATCCTGAAACTCACCATCTTGAAAATTATTACTTTTAATTTTTATGACAGTAGCTTGGCCTTCATTCTTTTCATAATATTTACAATCAGAGCCAAAGCAGTAAGCAGAGCCATCTTCGTATCGTGCTAAATTATTTTTACTACCACATTGCGGACAAGGTTCATGATGTTTGAAAGGGCTACTCATCTGTAGACTTGCTGTCATCTATTTCCTTTTCTTGATATGGGAGTCCGTTATTACGCAACCAATTCTGCACATTAAATGATGGGCAAAATTTATTAGAGATTTCGTTATGACCGATAACTTTAGCTAGTGGGTATTCACCCATCATATCTTGCACAAGGGTATATAAAGCTACCCATTGCTCATCTGTAAAATTATCTTCAGGTGCATTGATGTCATCTTCTTTGACACCCCCAACCATACAAATACCTACAGAGCACCAGTTATATTTACGTGCATGAGCACCAGGTTCACTAAGCATACGGCCATCTTCAATGGTTCCGTCTCGTTTAATAACATAGTGATATCCGATACGCAGAAAGCCTCGCTCTCTGTGCCATCTGTCTATCTCTTTTGCATCAGTATCCATTGACGGTCTTGTTGCAGCACAATGTATAATTATGTAATCAGTTTGTTTTCTTGGCATTTTCTTTTAACCATTCCTTTGGAATTTTTCCTTTAGCCCACTTAAAACCAAATCGTTCGCACCAATCGGCATAAGTAGTTTTTGATTTTTTACCTATTTTTGTTTTAGGGTTGCTGAAGACAAAACGAATATCGTATTTGTCTCCATGCTGATTTCTAATAATTTTATGTTTCTTTCTATCAGAAGTAACAAATTGACCTTTCGTCTCGATAATAATTCCATTATCTAAAACGAAGTCAGGAGTGTAGGTAGACTGCTCAGCAGGTCTTTGGTATGAGATTTTTAATTCCTCATACTCATAGCCTACACCCTCATCATCTAATTGAGTTGCAACTTGTACTTCTAAGCCTGAACGAAACTTAGTATAAGTTTGCACTTTCTGTCTCTCCCTCTTCTTCAAGTGTGTAATTGGTTTCACTCTTTTCAGTTGTAGAGACATGACCTTCTTCTTCTGTAAATCCATAAGTGTCAGATGAGTTACCACCTTTTACTAAATCTATTATTTGAACTGCTTTTAGTCGTAGTGATATACCAGTGCCAATAGCAGCAACGCTGTAAAGACTTGGAGTAAAACTTATCTTCGCTACAGTTCCGCCCCAGATAACACCTTCAGGTTCAAAAGGTGTTCCTTTGCTATCAAAGATAACTGGCTTTTGTTCCCAGGTAGTACCATCATTGCGTATACCTTTGGCTTTACATTTCAGAGTTATTTCTAGTGTGCCTTCATCTTCATTTATTTTAAATGGTAATGGAGAGCGTTTTGTTTTCTTATCTAATTGATGTGCATACTCATCTACTAGTTCTTCTAATTTTCTAGTAAAGTTTTTTGCTTCTTCATTATAGGGAGTCTTTAAGACTGTTCTGTATACACCGTCTTTGTCAAACTTAGTGTCTGGCTTAGTTAAATGGGGGTATACAAGTTCACCTTTGGGTGTCACGATTATTTGATTTTTCATGTCGTTCCTTTCGACCTTAGGAGGTCTGTGTTTATTTCAATAGGTGTCGGTAATAATCGCCCTAGGGTTATAGACAAAGAGAGTTTTGGTATATATAAACGTAAATGGTGCTTAGTAGTGTTTGCACCTTTCATGGGCAGATACCCCCGTGGTACCTGCCCTAATACTTTCCTTTATGCGAAGAAGTATTTGCTCTTTAGTATTTCGTTAATCTGTAATTTTCCAAACTCAGGGATGGGTTTGACTTTCTTCTTATTCTTTTCAGATAGAAGCTGACAAATATCGTCCCTAAATTTTTCTAACCAGTTTTCTTCAAAGATTTCTACAAAGACTTCACGAAGTGATATTGATAGGTCCTCAACATTTGTAGCGTGAGTACCATAGCTATCATGTATCATACAAAAATCTTTGATGCCTTTGCTGTAACATTTATTAACAGTGAGCATCATAGAAGCAGAGTCCATACTATGAATATAGTTAGGTGCTACACCGGTAGCTTGCCTTCTACGATTTAACACATGAGTTTCTTCTGCAAAACTTAGCTTGGTAATTTTACCACCTATGTTTGTTTCCACTCTTGTATTTTTTGGTTTCTGATATTTTTGCTGTACTTCAAAACCTATGGGTGTTCTCCACACAACAGGAATATTTTCTGAAGCTGCAAGCCTAGACATGTGTTGTAACCAATCCATAGCTTCTCTTGCTTTGATGACAGTTGTATTAATTTGTTCCCAAATTATTTTTGCAAGATACTGACTAGGATGAAACTTATCAGAGCCAAAGGGTTGATGTTTATTATCATCCTCTAACTCAGTTAAGTAATCCTCAACATACTGTCTACAAGCATACAAAGTACCAGAGTAAGGTACGACCATAACAGGTCGCTTTGTTATCTTTCTGTTAATACCAATCTCCAACCATTTCTTTGCCACATCTTTTAATGGCATTGGAAATTTCTTTTTATGTAATGGTTCGTTGCTTGTTTCTTTTTCTAAAACTTCTTTTGTTTTCTCAGCAACAATATTGTAGATATCCTGTGGTTCATCTGACGGTATTAAGTTAGTAGCATAACCACCTACTTCATCTCTTAGTAACAATGAGAATATTTGTAGGCCGTTACATGTACCGTCAACAGATACAGGTAAGTGAGTGATGTGATTGTCACCTTTTTCCATATAACTAGCCCATTCAAAAGCTGCAGCCATAAACAACATAGGTTTATCAGCGGCCTCCCAAAAGCTAACACTGCTCCAAGGGTCCTTCGCTACCTCACAAATTATATCGGAGTTATCTTTGGTCCATTGTTCTCTTTCAGTAATAGATAGTTTATCCATTCCGTAGACATTGGCCGTATGAATAGCAAGCCACTTACCACTATTCGGTGAGTCACCCATTCTTTTACCATCACTAAATTCTAGTAATGCTCTAGCATACTCAACTCCCTGAGGATTAAGAAACATGCTAATAGGATATGCTCTACCTCTAAAGTCTAATTGATGTGGAAAGTATATATCTGGTTCTTCTAGAAACTTACTTGCTAGATATAAAACCTTAGATACAGCTATACGCTTTGATTGGGTCCTGACGTTATAAGTTTTTATTCTTTCTTTTTCTCTTTTAAAATGAATAAACCTTTCTTTGTTTGCAGGATTAGCTAACCATTCAGTAGCGTCTTTATCTGGAACAGGTGATATAGGTTCCTCTAATGGCTCCATAGGTGGTAATTTACCTATAGAAAGACCCTTCTCTTTTATCTCTTTTAATAAGTTGTAAAGGTTCTTATTTATTCTCCATGGAGTATCTTGAATATGATTGACTGCTTGATACATAGAAGCCATCTCATCAGTTCTGTTATTGTACTCTTCTAACAAGTTTGTATTTCTTGTTTTAATTAAAGGTAATTGTTTGATGACTGTGTTCCAGTAACCACCATTGTAGACACCCTTCCATTTTCTCGGTTGGATTATCGTAGGCCAATACAAAGGAGATAATATCTCTTCTTTTGAATTAACCTTTTCTATCCAATCTAGAGTAGCTTTTGTAGCCTCTACGTATTTAGGGGTTTGGTTTTTACCTAGTTTTCTATTGACGGTATTAATGAGACCCGTACAGGTTTCACAACATATCAATAGCCATACACCTAATTTAGCCTTTTTAGATGTATTCCAAGGGGTCCACTGGATATCAAATTTACTCATACAATGAACTAGAACTCTTCGTTTATGCCTGTAGCTATTCTTCTTTTCTAGCTGCTGCATAATCTTATTAAATAAAGGTTTAGCTTGTCGCTCAAACTCTCTTAATCTGAGTTCATCTTCTACACCTGAGGCTATCTTTGTAGCTATTTGATTAGCTAGATTTCTCATGGTGATACCATCTAAGATGGTCCTGAGGGTTATGTAAGAAACAATATCAAAGAAGTCTTTCTCTTCTTTGTATGGTTCCATAATAGAGATAGCAGTAGCACGTTGACCTACAGTAATTGTGTTGCACTGGTTTTCTATAAACTGAGAAAATTTCTCAATGCCACCTTGCAGTAACTTAACACCATACTTGGTTCCTGCTTGTTGATTCTTCTCTATTGCTTTGTTGAGGTCTCGGTTGTATCTGTCGATACCACCTGAGTGCATCTCTTCTTCAAGTGCTAATTGCCTCTCAAGCTTGCGGTTGTACTTTGAGTGGATGGAGTCGCCTTCTCCACCAATTCCTACTTCTAGTAGTCGTTCCAAGTTTACGTCTTTCGTCAATGTTATAACTCTCCATTTCGAGAAAGACCCAAGTACGATAATGACAATAACGACAAAAAATAATCTTTGTCATTCTCTCTAATACAAGGGTGATTATTTGAAAAAACTGAGAACTAGTGCACGCGTTTATTATTCGCTTAACACAATCAACAGTTTTA